TATAATAACAGAACGCTGATCTAAGGTCAACCTTAATCTTTCCGTTTTACATTGACATTCGCTCGAAAGAACGTGCCTAGGATCACAACTGCACACCAAGTCCAAAATGTAAACTGGATAGCCAGCACAGGGAACATGGTGTTCAGAGCCCAGATCACCAACCAGGGCCCAATGGCCAACAAGACCACGATCAACACTATGGCTAGAACTATCTTTATCATGCTATCAAACATTGTCAATCTCCTCTAGTTCCTGCTGGCGTTTCAGCTCAGCGATTTCTTTGTCTACTGCTTTCTCACGCTTCTTGCCGTTGACTGCTGTGCCCTTCTTGTAGACCACGTAGTAGTGATCGTGGCAGTAGCTCTTGCCCGCAATGGTCTCAGCACCACAGAAGGGCGTGGGCCCTCTGTGTCTGTGAGGGTCGTATTCCGAACCCAGATATTGGCACCCTGCCATTATCGTGCTGCCTTCATAACTGTGACTTCTGCCATGTTCTTCCAATTGGTAGCAAAGCTCTTGCGCAGATCTGCTACCTTGAGCACTGTACGCAGGCTCAGCTCACGCATCTTGGCACGGTTCTCTACGATGAAATCCACAACTTCGTCCTTGACCACAGGCTCAAACTCGTAGCTGTCCAGCATGCCATCTTCTACGATCTGCTTGATGCGCAGGACCTTTTCACGGTCTGTGTCCATCTGCAGATCCACATAGTGACAGCGTGACTCTAGTGCCGCCAAGTGATCCTGTAGCTTCTTAGAGCGTACATTCTCAAACTTGATGTTGGTAATAAAGATCGCACCAGCCTTGAACTCAAACTTGTCAGGCACGCCCTCTGAGCGTAAGACACGGCTGTCGGTGTTCCAGCTAATGGTACGCTTCTTAGACGAATCCAAAGCGGCCTTGAGAATGTTCAGGCTCAAGTCGTCCAGCAACACAGAGTCACAGTCATCGAACACGATGACGTTGCCTTTTTCGCTGTAGTGGTACAGCTTAGAGTAGAGACCAATGGCACTCATAGCACCCTTGACGATCTCGTACTTGGGACGCTTATTGCCTAAGGTGTTGAACAGATCCTGCTTGCCCAGAACTTCTTCAACTCCAAAGCTCTTGCCCACACCTGGAGGGCCTGTGACGATCATTGCTCGCACAGTACCTTCTTTGACTGCCTGTGTCATGTCCTGCAACACCTGGAAGCGATTGCGCAGACGTTCTACGATCTCTTCATCACTCTCATGCGCAACCACAGCGTCTGGCACTTTGACCTGTGTGAAGTCCGTGACTTCTGCGGAGTTCTTTGAGGGCTTCTTCAGTGCTTTGAGCATGCTCATTCCTTGTGGTACGGGGGTCGAACTAGTAACATATTCAATATCAGCTTCATTGCACAGTACTTCGCAGGTGGTGCCACCGCCACGGATGTTTGCTCCGTCATTGACCACCTTGATGAAGCCTTCGTAGCCATCTTTGGGTCTGCTCACAAAGGGTTGATCTAGGGTCAATTGGATGCCTGCATGTATTTGATTGGGCTTGCCGTACCTGCCTGCACTAAGAATAATCTGCATAGTTTCGCTCCTATTTGTGTTTAACATGTGTCTATTATATGATCATTTAGGGCTCGTGTCAACCCCTATTTGAATAACACTTCCGCTATCTGGGTTTCTGTTGTTTCTGCAGTCAATTGCTCAATGGTGTTGGCAGCAAGAGCTTCTGCTAGAGGCACCAAACCATTCATGACCAGGCCCTTGGCCTTATAGATGCAGCCTGCGTACCACTCACCATCACGCATGATATAGTAGTACTCGCCCCCGCAGTTGTCAACCTGCTCAAGGAACTCTTCAAAGGTGTGCGCAACCTGCCAGCTCACGTTGTCCTCGCCACGATCTCTGTAGAAGTTCATGTCCTCGAGGGACTTCTGAACTCCACTGTTGTCTCCACGTGCTACCAGCTGGTTGGCTGTTGCTGAGTTGTAGTGGTCAAGCAGCAGCTTGCCTGTGTACTCTAGATAGCCATCGTAGTGACAGTAGACACTCTTGCACGTTGTGCCATGCATAACCCCTACTCTTGATCGTGTTCCCATTATGCAATCTCCTCTGAGTATTCGTAGAATGTAACTGCAGGGTCCAGCTTCTTCAGCTGACGAGCCGCTGTGATCAACTCCTTGTAGCGGCGCTGTACTTCTGTCCTGGGCAGCTCGCCATCGCAGGTCAAATTCTCTGGGCTAAGTGCAGAGTCGATCATGTCTGCTACACGTTGACGTCCTGCCTGTGTAGCGATCTCGTATTGCTCGCCCTTGAAGAATGAGTTCCAGTGATTCTTCTGTTCTATGAATTTAGCTAATGCTGACATCGTTCGCTCCTTTGTTAACATGTGTGTATTATAGCACCAAAACAGCAGCCTGTCAACCGGCTTCTGCAGGCGCGAACAGCTGACGCATCTCGCTCATGATGTGGTAGAAGCTGCGAAGTTCCTGCAGTGAGAACTCAGCAGTGTTGGACTCTATGTAGGTCAGAGTCTCTAGGAGACCCAACCCGCCCAGGCGTTGCTGTAGGCCCTGTATGACTTTGTAGTCTTGATCAAATAATGACATTGCTCGCTCCTTTGTGTGTATGTGTGTATTATAGTGCCAATCTGCAGTTCTGTCAATCAGTCCCCGCGAACATCCGTGTTCAGCGCAGGGTTAATTTCACGTCGCAGAGCCACTTCACGCTTGTGAGCAGCTGCCTTGCCGCGCAGTGTTTCATGAACTAGTACTTCTATCTCGCTCTTGTCGTTCAACCCACGCAGGGCCTTGCACAAGAGCCAGTCCTTGTTCTCCCGCTTGGCTCTGTAGAAGTGTTTAGCGGCACGTGCCAAAACGCTCTTATTAATAGTAGTCTCAGTCTTGGCAGTGACACCTATGTAAGACAGTCCGTTAACACGTAGCTCATAGATGATGTGCGTACGGTCGACTCGCTTTTTACGGGTGGGCTTTTCTAAGTTCATGTTATAATTATAGCACCTTTTCACCAAAGTGTCAACCAAAAGGCTAGAGCCCTTACGGGCCCTAGGGTCATGCGTTTGCGTCGACTTCGTATTGCTCAACGTTAAGTTCCACGTCCTCAAGCCCGCCCGCAGCCCACTCGTTTATAAAGTTTTGTTTTGCAGCTTCTAATTTGGCAACGCTGCTGTAGACCCCTACGTTGTAAAACTCGTATTCGTTGTCCCCCAGCCCTTGTGCTTGCAGCACATACACTTTTTGCATAGTTCGCTCCTATTGCTTGTTAAAAAACAATTATAACAGCTTTTCAGCATGTTGTCAACCAAAAGGGAAAAGACCCTACAACCCTTAGGGTTCCTGGGTTTCTCAGCTCTCATCGCTCTCTGCTGCTGCCTGCAGCTGTTAGATGGTGACCCACCTCAACGCTGCGTATACCACCACAGCTGCGCACAGCCACACTCCCACACGCTGCACGGGCCACAGCGCAGCATACCAACGTTTAAAGGGATCTAGAGGATCCATGGGGTTAGGCGGTTTGTACACTGTGATCTCCCTTGCTGCTGTGCTGCTGTTACGTGGTCCGGCCACCAGGAATCGAACCTGGATCTATAGCTTAGAAGGCTACTGCACTATCCATTGTGCTATGGCCAGATGCTGCTGTAGTGGTGGGCCCCCCGTGAGTCGAACACGGCACCAACGGATTATGAGTCCGCTGCTCTAACCAACATGAGCTAGAGGCCCGTAACTGTTGCTTAGTCTGTGATCTCCTGCTGCTGTTCACCGCCGTCAGTGGGAGCTAGTCTACCTGCCTGCAGCACGAATCTGTGCAGATCTTCATAGCGTTCCACAAACACATCAGGACAGGCTTGCGCTGCACGATCCATGTCATACTGATTGGGATAGTGGCGCAGCAATGCACGGGCTTCATCACGAACTGCCTTGGGCACACGAGGAAATTCCCCACTCGCTAGTCGTACAAGAAACCTTCCTGCATGTGTTACAGCACGATATCTTTCATCTGGTAATGTCATTTCTCTGCTCCTAGATAACAGCTTTTTCTTAAGCATGTGTATATTATACAGTCAATGTCTAGCTCTGTCAATGGGTTTTTGCATGCATAGCAGCGGGGCCTATATCCAAAATGCCACAGCCATCGCAAGATAACACCACACACAGACTCTGGCCTGTGATCTCACTGTGTAAGAATCTCCCGCGATAGCTATGTGTGTGAGTATCAGCAAGAAAGGCAGCATAGCAGATATCAAGATCATACTAGTATATAGCTGTGATCCCACTGCTGACTATAGTGCGCACATGAATCTCACGCAGCGGGGCCACCGTAGAGACACCGTAAACGGCTGGGGGGTCGGTGGGATCTGGTGAGAAAATGGTAGAAAACGGTGTAAAAACACGGAGTCCCACACTAGAAATCATGCAAAAATCTTTTGACATCACCGTGGTGGGAGAGGCTATGCTCAAATGGTCACACTTATTCACACTTTATTGCACTTTGTCACACTTATCTGCACCATTTCATCTCCCACGGCCTGCGTAGCGGCCTCTATACGCATTCAGGGGGTCAGTAAATCACACTTACTGAGCAAAATTAACACGTTTGCAGAGTGTTTTCACTGCGTATACACATACGCACACACGCACAATCCACAGCAGCGGGGCCTAAATGTGTAAATCCACTTTGACCCCCCTGTTTATGCCACTCTTAGCTCAGTAACAGATCTCTAGAGCTCGCGCAGCGTTGCAGTAAATAACTCTATGTACACTCTAGACTACGATATCACACAACTTGAACGTTTGAATGATCGCATTTCTGCTGGCGGCCCCATACGCATCATACACCTGCTCACTGACCAATCCAACGGTTTTGCCACTGTGTGGGAAGATCGTTACATAGTGCTCATAGACTGTGATCCCAAAACCTATCTTCTACTATGCATGATATAACTCTTTACTGCTATCGTTATCACACCTATCTTAGTCTAGACTACGATGAGGAAACCATATGGCGTGATGTGCAAAG